TCATTGCGTTGAAATCGTGAAGGGAGGATTAAGCATGTCAGACAAACTCATAACGCTGGCGAAGATCCTCTGTGTAATTGTCGGCATTTCATTTTCACTAATGCTGGTTGCTCTTTTTCTTTCCATGGCCTGGATGATGTTGTCTTCGTCGGGGCTGCTGGGGTGAACATAAACCGAATGCTTTCCGCGTTTATCGTTATTCTGCTGGTGGCCTGTGGAGCGCTGTGGATGGCAACAGACCATTACCGTGATAACGCGATTACCTACAAAGCGCAGCGCGATAACAAAGCCAGTGAACTGAAGCTGGCGAACGCAACCATTACTGATATGCAGGTGCGCCAGCGCGATGTTGCTGCGCTCGATGCAAAATACTCGAGGGAATTAGCCGATGCGAGAGCTGAAAATGAAACTCTTCGCGCTGACGTTGCCGCTGGTCGTAAGCGCCTGCGGATCAACGCCACCTGTCCAGGCTCCGTGCGTGAAGCCCCCACCACCTCCGGCGTGGATAATGCAACCGGCCCCCGACTGGCAGACACCGCTGAACGGGATTATTTCATACTCAGAGAACGGTTGATGACAATGCAGAAGCAGCTGGAAGGGGCGCAGGAATATATCCGCACTCAGTGCCTGAAATAAGTTTTGTTGATGCGCCGTATCGTCGCTGTATTCCCTCATTAACAGAGACCGCAGCCCGACAGGGAGACTCCTCTGCGAGAGTGTGCGGGGATAATCAAAAACGATACACACCGGGGTTTACCGCGTTAACGGAGCGCGGCGTTGTCCCCTCATAGTCGCCTGTCCGGTGCGATGGTGGAAGAAGCCGGATGTTTATCACTATTAATTGATGACACAGAAATTGATTCATTGAATTTCAGCACGTTTTTGTATTCGTGTTATTGAACATCTGTTTATTTTACTTTTAACATATTGATAATAAAAAGAGCTGTAAATCTTTAGATGAGTCGATTTTGTCCGGGGAAGTTCAAATGGATTTTATGCTGACGGTTTCTGGTGTGGTTATCCTGTCCATTGCTTATACTGCAGATAAATATGGCTGCCATTTGTTATCACGTATTGGCGCTTATTGTTCGTTGATGCTGATTTTCTCGTCGCTTTTTTTTGAGTAAGTTATATTAATTATAACAAATAATTTTCTGTGTTATTTTTTCAGGCTATCCCGTCAGAGGGGAAGCCTGTACTGCCGGGGAGCGAATGGAAAACTGATGTGTCCGGTAACTGCGTGTTCTGTGAACACCATGTTACTTAATTATGTAATTCATACTCGAACTCTCTGTTGACAGCCTTCTTCTGCAGGCTTCAATAACCCACGCTGAAAAGTTTCCTGAACCTTTCAGATCAAGAGCGATGTTAATTTGTTCAATCATCTGGTTTGGAAATCGGATGTTGCGGGTTGTTGTTCTGCGGGTTCTGTTCTTTGATGACATAATGTTTCCCCATATTCAGTGTTGCTGATTTGTATTATCTGAAGTTGCTTTTACGTTAATTTGACGCAGATCAATTAATACGATACCTGCGTCATAATTGATTATTTCTCGTGGTTTGATGGCGTACACACATGTTGTGATAAACCTTATATAGATGATAATCATTATCATTTCGTGGGTCCTTTCCGGCGATCCGACCGGTTACGGGGCGGCGACCTCGCGGGTTTTCGCTATTTATGAAAATTTTTTGGGAAAAAGCATGTCAGTTCTTCTTGTTGTTAACTTATTGTTTTTAAAGAAATAATCATCAAGAAAGAAACGACATCAGAACGCTGAAAAATCTGTCTTTTTTGGCATTTCATGTCGTAACTGATTTTTGATAAGGAATTGCTGAATGAATGTTAATAAAAAGAAGCTTGCTGAAATCTTTAATGTCGATATACGCACTATTGATCGCTGGCAAACTCAGGGGCTCCCTCAGATATCTGGTGGAGGAAAAGGTGTTGAGGTCATCTTTGATTCTGCGAAGGCGATCGAATGGTATGCTCAGCGCGAAGCTGATATTGAAAATGAAAAACTCCGTAAAGAGGTCGAGGATTTGAGGGCTGCCAGCGAATCAGACCTTCAGCCCGGCACCATTGATTACGAACGTTACCGACTGACGAAGGCACAGGCAGATGCACAGGAACTGAAAAATGCCCGCGACAGTGGGCAGGTCATTGATACAGGGTTTTGCCTTTTTGCTCTGGGAAGACTGGCACAGGAGATCTCTGCCATTCTTGACTCCATTCCATTGTCCATGCAGAGACAGTTTCCGGCACTGACGCCCGCTATGCTTGATTTCCTGAAAACCGATATAGCAAAGGCGGCAAACCGATGCGCATCAACGGCAGAGAAGTTACCGGAGATGCTGGATGAATACCTCAGAGAAGCAGCTAAATAACTTTGCTGTTGTTTGTGGAGTGGCACTTCGTGGGCTTTTACGCCCACTGCCTGTAACCACCGTTGAATGGGCCGATCAAAATTATTATTTGCCCCCGGAGTCCTCTTATCTTGCTGGGCGGTGGAAGACGTTGCCCTTTCAGGTGGCAATAATGAACTGCATGGGTAATGACCGGATCCGCACAATTAATCTTATAAAATCAGCTCGAGTCGGTTACACCAAAATGCTGATGGGCGTTATTGGTTACTTTATTGAGCATAAAAACCGTAACAGTCTTCTGTTTCAGCCTACGGATTCTGCCGCTGAAGATTTTATGAAGTCTCATGTGGAGTCAACATTACGGGATGTTCCCTGTCTGAAAATTCTTTCCCCCTGGCTGGGGCGTAAGCACCGGGATAACACACTGACATTAAAAAGATTCACGTCCCGTGTGGGGTTCTGGTGCCTGGGTGGTGCTGCCGCCAAAAACTACCGTGAAAAATCAGTGGATGTGGTCTGCTATGACGAACTTTCCTCATTCGAGCCGGATGTCGAAAAAGAGGGCTCGCCAACCCTGCTGGGGGATAAGCGTATTGAGGGCTCGGTATGGCCAAAATCCATTCGCGGCTCGACGCCAAAAATAAAAGGCTCCTGCCAGATCGAAAAAGCGGCCAACGAGTCGGCACATTTCATGCGTTTTTATGTGCCCTGCCCGCACTGTGGGGAGGAGCAGTATCTGAAATTTGGCGATGAGTCCACGCCTTTTGGCCTTAAATGGGAGAAGGACAGTCCCGAAAGCGTTTTCTACCTCTGTGAACATCATGGCTGCGTGATCCATCAGTCTGAACTGGACCAGAGCAACGGGCGGTGGATCTGTGAAAACACGGGGATGTGGACCCGCGACGGTCTGACGTTTTTCAGCACCGCGGATAATGAAATTCCGCCGCCGCGCTCCATCACATTCCATATCTGGACGGCGTACAGTCCGTTCACCACCTGGGTACAGATTGTCTATGACTGGCTGGATGCACTGAAAGATCCCAACGGCCTGAAAACCTTTGTGAACACCACGCTGGGCGAGACCTGGGAAGAGGCCGTGGGCGAAAAACTCGATCACCAGGTGCTGATGGATAAGGTTGTGCGTTACACGGCTGCGGTGCCTTCCCGGGTGGTTTATCTGACGGCGGGCATTGACTCGCAGCGAAACCGTTTTGAGATGTATGTCTGGGGATGGGCTCCGGGAGAGGAAGCCTTTCTGGTGGATAAAATCATCATTATGGGGCGTCCCGATGAGGAAGAGACGCTGTTACGTGTGGATGTGGCGATCAACAAAAAATACCGCCATGCAGACGGAACCGAAATGACCATTTCCCGTGTCTGCTGGGACACCGGGGGGATCGATGGCGAAATTGTCTATCAGAGGTCAAAAAAACACGGTGTTTTCCGGGTGCTGCCGGTAAAAGGTGCATCTGTTTATGGCAAGCCGGTGATCACCATGCCAAAAACCCGCAATCAGCGGGGCGTTTATCTGTGTGAAGTGGGGACGGACACCGCAAAAGAAATTCTCTATGCCCGTATGAAAGCCGAGCCCACGCCTGCGGATGAAGCCACGTCGTATGCCATCCGTTTTCCTGATGATCCGGAGATTTTTTCGCAGACAGAGGCGCAGCAACTGGTGGCGGAAGAGCTTGTGGAGAAGTGGGAAAAAGGAAAGATGCGTCTGCTGTGGGATAACAAAAAGCGGCGTAACGAAGCGCTGGACTGCCTGGTGTATGCCTACGCGGCATTACGTGTGTCCGTGCAACGCTGGCAGCTTGATCTGGCTGTACTGGCAAAATCCCGGGAAGAAGATACGACCCGGCCAACCCTTAAAGAACTGGCAGCGAAGCTGTCCGGAGGAGTGAATGGTTACAGTCGCTGAACTGCAGGCGCTGCGTCAGGCGCGCCTTGATTTATTAACCGGTAAACGGGTGGTGTCTGTCCAGAAAGATGGTCGCAGAATTGAATATACGGCAGCTTCTCTGGATGAGCTTAACCGGGCGATCAATGATGCGGAGTCGGTACTGGGGACAACCCGCCGTCGCCGTCGTCCGCTGGGAGTGAGGTTATGAAACGAACGCCTGTCCTGATTGATGTGAACGGCGTTCCGCTTCGGGAGAGCCTCAGCTACAACGGGGGCGGTGCAGGATTTGGCGGGCAAATGGCAGAGTGGTTGCCACCCTCGCAGAGTGCCGATGCGGCCCTGCTGCCCGCGTTGCGTCTGGGGAATGCCCGTGCAGATGATCTGGTGCGCAATAACGGAATAGCGGCCAATGCGGTGGCCCTGCATAAGGATCACATTGTCGGGCATATGTTTCTGATTAGCTACCGTCCGAACTGGCGCTGGCTGGGGATGCGGGAGACCGCGGCAAAAAGTTTTGTCGATGAGGTGGAGGCGGCCTGGTCAGAATACGCAGAAGGGATGTTTGGTGAGATCGACGTGGAAGGGAAACGCACGTTTACGGAATTTATCCGTGAAGGTGTGGGCGTTCATGCGTTTAACGGCGAAATCTTTGTGCAGCCGGTCTGGGATACGGAGAGCACGCAACTGTTTCGTACGCGTTTTAAAGCCGTGAGTCCGAAACGGGTGGACACGCCAGGACACGGTATCGGGAACCGTTTTCTGCGGGCCGGTGTGGAGGTTGATCGATATGGCCGTGCCGTTGCGTACCATATCTGTGAGGATGATTTTCCTCGCTCCGGGAGTGGACGATGGGAACGGATCCCGCGTGAACTTCCCACCGGGCGTCCGGCCATGCTGCATATTTTCGAGCCGGTGGAGGACGGGCAGACCCGTGGAGCCAATCAGTTTTACAGCGTTATGGAACGGCTGAAGATGCTGGATTCCCTGCAGGCAACACAGCTTCAGTCGGCCATAGTGAAGGCGATGTATGCAGCGACGATTGAAAGTGACCTTGATACCGAAAAGGCCTTTGAATATATCGCCGGTGCGCCGCAGGGGCAGAAGGATAATCCGCTTATTAATATTCTGGATAAGTTCTCCACCTGGTATGACACGAATAGCGTGACGCTGGGCGGTGTCAAAATTCCGCACCTTTTCCCCGGTGATGATCTGAAACTTCAGACCGCGCAGGATTCAGACAATGGATTTTCGGCGCTTGAACAGGCGCTGCTGCGGTATATCGCCGCCGGTCTTGGCGTTTCCTACGAACAGTTGTCCCGTGATTACTCGAAGGTCAGTTATTCAAGTGCCCGCGCATCCGCCAATGAGTCGTGGCGCTATTTTATGGGGCGGCGAAAATTTATTGCGTCCCGGCTGGCCACGCAGATGTTTTCCTGCTGGCTGGAAGAGGCACTTCTTCGGGGGATTATTCGTCCGCCACGGGCACGTTTTGATTTTTATCAGGCGCGATCAGCCTGGTCACGGGCTGAGTGGATTGGAGCCGGAAGAATGGCCATTGACGGGCTCAAGGAGGTTCAGGAATCAGTGATGCGCATTGAGGCCGGACTGAGCACGTATGAGAAAGAGCTGGCGCTGATGGGCGAGGATTATCAGGACATTTTCCGCCAGCAGGTCAGGGAATCTGCAGAGCGGGAAAAAGCCGGACTCTCACGTCCGGTGTGGATAGCGCAGGCGTATCAGCAGCAGATAGCGGAGAGTCGCAGGCCGGAAGAGGAGACAACACCACGTGAGACGTAATCTTTCACACATTATTGCAGCAGCATTCAATGAACCGCTGCTTCTGGAGCCCGCCTATGCGCGGGTTTTCTTTTGCGCGCTCGGGCGCGAGATGGGGGCAGCAAGTCTTTCGGTACCACAACAGCAGGTACAGCTTGATGCACCCGGAATGCTGGCTGAAACGGACGAGTACATGGCCGGAGGTAAACGACCGGCCCGTGTTTACCGGGTGGTGAACGGTATTGCTGTACTGCCGGTGACAGGCACGCTGGTGCACCGGCTGGGGGGTATGCGGCCATTTTCCGGAATGACAGGCTATGACGGCATTGTCGCCTGTCTTCAGCAGGCAATGGCGGATAGCCAGGTGCGGGGTGTACTGCTGGACATTGACAGTCCGGGCGGGCAGGCCGCCGGTGCGTTTGACTGTGCTGACATGATTTACCGCCTCCGTCAGCAGAAGCCGGTCTGGGCACTGTGCAATGACACGGCCTGTTCTGCAGCCATGCTGCTGGCGTCGGCCTGCTCCCGACGGCTGGTTACCCAGACATCCCGTATCGGCTCCATTGGCGTGATGATGAGCCATGTCAGCTATGCCGGTCATCTGGCGCAGGCCGGTGTGGATATCACGCTGATTTACTCAGGGGCGCACAAGGTGGATGGCAATCAGTTTGAAGCGTTGCCGGAAGAGGTTCGCCAGGACATGCAGCAGCGGATTGATGCGGCGCGCCGGATGTTTGCTGAAAAAGTGGCGATGTATACCGGTCTGTCTGTTGATGCAGTCACGGGAACAGAGGCCGCCGTTTTTGAAGGTCAGTCCGGCATTGAGGCCGGGCTGGCGGATGAATTAATCAATGCGTCGGATGCCATCAGCGTGATGGCTGCGGCGCTGAACACACATGATACAGGAGGCACTATGCCGCAATTAACTGCAACGGAAGCTGCCGCGCAGGAGAACCAGCGAGTGATGGGGATCCTGACGTGTCAGGAAGCGAAAGGACGTGAACACCTTGCCACGATGCTGGCAGGACAACAGGGCATGAGCGTTGAACAGGCCCGGGCGATTCTGACCGCGGCAGCACCACAGCAGCCGGTGGCATCCACGCAGAGTGAAGCCGATCGCATTATGGCGTGTGAAGAGGCTAAAGGTCGTGAACAACTGGCGGCAACGCTGGCGGCGATGCCGGAGATGACGGTGGAAAAAGCCCGCCCGATCCTGGCGGCTTCACCGCAGGCGGATGCCGGACCCTCACTCCGTGATCAGATTATGGCTCTGGATGAGGCAAAAGGGGCTGAGGCGCAGGCTGAAAAACTGGCGGCGTTTCCCGGAATGACGGTGGAGGCTGCCCGCGACATTCTGTCCTCATCGCCGGATAAAGCAGAACCGGTCTCTGCATCCACAACCGCCCTGTTTGAACATTTCATGGCGAATCATTCACCGGCAGCGGTGCGGGGTGGCGTGTCACAGACGTCAGCAGACGGTGATGCGGACGTGAAAATGCTCATGGCCATGCCATGAAGTCAGTGCTGACCATCAATATGAGGTTTTTACAATATGGTAACGAAAACCATCACTGAACAACGTGCAGAAGTATGTATTTTTGCCGGTAATGATCCGGCTCATACCGCCACAGGCAGCAGCGGGATTTCTCAGGCAACACCGGCACTGACGCCCCTGATGCTGGATGAAGCCAGCGGGAAACTGGTGGTCTGGGACGGACAGAAAGCCGGTAGTGCGGCTGGCATACTGGTACTGCCGCTTGAAGGCACAGAGACGGTGCTGACGTATTACAAGTCGGGGACCTTTGCGACGGAGGCAATCCGCTGGCCTGACAGTGTGGATGAACACAAAAAGGCCAACGCCTTTACCGGCAGTGCCCTGAGTCACGCGGCGCTGCCGTAACACGTTATCAGGCCACCGCGTTGGCCTGACTGATTTCTGAATGAAAGGAACTGATTTATGGGATTGTTTACGACCCGCCAGTTACTCGGTTATACCGAACAAAAAGTGAAATTTCGTGCGCTGTTTCTGGAACTGTTTTTCCGCCGTACGGTGAATTTCCACACCGAAGAGGTGATGCTGGACAAAATTACCGGAAAAACGCCGGTGGCAGCCTATGTCTCCCCGGTTGTTGAAGGAAAAGTGCTGCGTCATCGTGGTGGTGAAACCCGCGTGTTACGTCCGGGCTACGTCAAGCCGAAACACGAATTTAATTACCAGCAGGCGGTGGAGCGCCTTCCCGGTGAAGATCCGGCGCAGCTGAACGACCAGACCTACCGTCGTCTGCGTATCATCACCGATAACCTCAAACAGGAAGAGCACGCCATTGTCCAGGTGGAAGAAATGCAGGCGGTGAATGCCGTGCTGTATGGCAAATACACCATGGAAGGAGACCAGTTCGAGAAAATTGAGGTTGATTTTGGCAGATCGACGAAGAATAACATCATACAGGGTAGCGGTAAGGAGTGGTCAAAACAGGACCGTGACACGTTCGACCCGACATATGATATCGACCTTTTCTGTGATCAGGCCAGCGGTCTTGTGAATATTGCCATCATGGACGGTACCGTCTGGCGTCTGCTGAATGGCTTTAAGCTGTTCCGCGAAAAACTGGATACCCGTCGCGGCTCAAATTCACAACTCGAAACGGCAGTGAAAGACCTGGGGTCGGTGGTGTCTTTCAAGGGGTATTACGGTGATCTGGCCATTGTGGTGGCGAAAACGTCTTATGTGGAAGAGGACGGTACCGAAAAACGTTATCTGCCGGAGGGCACGCTGGTCCTGGGAAATACGGCTGCTGAGGGCATCCGTTGCTATGGTGCCATTCAGGATGCGCAGGCGTTGTCCGAAGGTGTGGTGGCCTCTTCCCGTTATCCGAAACACTGGATGACCGTGGGCGATCCGGCCCGTGAATTCACCATGACGCAGTCCGCTCCGCTGATGGTGCTGCCGGATCCGGATGAGTTTGTGGTGGTACAGGTGAAATAATCCGTGAGCGGGGGCGAAATGCCCCCGTGTCTTTTTTCACAGGGGGCTGGATATGGCAACAAAAGAAGAAAATCAGAAACGTCTTCGTGAACTGGCTGGCCTGCTGGGGCGCGAGGCGGATATGTCGGGGAGTGCAGCGGATATCGCACAGCGTGTGGCAGAGTGGGAAGAGGAGGTTTGCGCATCGGAAAATGAAATCGCAGATGTTGATGATACCGTTTATGAGCAGGCATACAGGAACACCGGTGAGGATGCTTTCGGTATTCTGGAACGTATCATGCTTCTGAAGTGTTTTTACCTGTGCGGTGTTGACGATGAAACAGGTGAGCCTGTTGAGCATGTTGATGCTGGCAGAGTAATTCTGATGCCCCCCTCAGTGGCAAAAGACATGGTCAAGAGTGGAATGGCCGTTTATGCGTGATTTTCAGAATGCCTTCGATGCTGCCCTCGCCGGGGTGGACAGCACGATTGTTGAAGTGATGGGACTCTGTGCGCAGTTCACCTCGGGGGCACAGCGTGGTGGCGAAGTTCAGGGGGTTTTTGACGATCCGGAGTCGCTGGGTTTTGCCGGTGGCGGGGTCCGTATTGAAGGAAGCAGCCCGTCATTATTTGTGCGGACGGATACGGTTCGGGCTGTGCGGCGTGGTGACACGCTGACCATTAACGGCGAGATGTTCTGGGTGGATCGTGTTTCTCCGGATGACGGGGGAAGCTGTTATCTCTGGCTCAACCGTGGGCAACCACCCGCTGTTAACCGGCGACGATAAACGCAGGGTGAAATTATGGCGATAAAAGGGCTTGATCAGGCGATTGATAATCTGAGCCGGGTTCGTAAAAACGCCATTCCGGCGGCTTCAGCAATGACGATTAACCGCGTGGCCACAACGGCGATTAATCAGTCTTCGTCACAGGTTGCCCGGGAAACCAGGGTGAGACGGAAACTGGTAAAGGAACGGTCCAGACTGAAACGGGCGACGGTCAGAAATCCGAATGCCAGAATTATCGTTAACCGCGGTGATCTCCCTGTGATTAAGCTGGGGATCAGGATGCTGGGGCGTCGCCCGAACAGCATACTTAAAGCCGGTCAGCATCGGTATCAGCGGGCATTTATTCAGCGATTAAAAAATGGTCGCTGGCATGTCATGCAGCGTGTGGCCGGGAAAAACCGTTACCCCATTGATGTGGTGAAAATCCCGATGGCGGCCCCACTGAAACAGGCATTTGATGAGAATGTTGACCGTATCCGGCGTGAACGCCTGCCTAAAGAACTGGCATACGCGCTGAAACAACAACTGAGGATTGCAATAAAACGATGAAACACACTGACATTCGTGCCGCAGTGCTGGATGCACTCGAGCAGCATGAACACGGGGCGACGCTGTTTGATGGTCGCCCCGTTGTTTTTGACGAAGAGGATTTTCCTGCGATCGCGGTTTATCTGACGGATGCAGAGTATACCGGTGAAGAGCTGGATGCAGATACATGGCGGGCCACGCTGCATATTGAGGTGTTTTTACCGGCACAGGTACCGGATTCAGAGCTTGATCAGTGGATGGAAAGCCGGATTTACCCGGCGATGACCGCGATCCCGGCACTGGCAGGACTGATTACCACGATGGTTACGCAGGGCTATGAGTATCGTCGTGATGACGATATGGCGTTATGGAGTTCTGCAGATCTGACTTATTCCATTACATACGAGATGTGAGGACGATATGGCAACACCAAATCCCCTTGAGCCGGTAAAAGGTGCCGGTACCACTCTGTGGGTTTACAACGGCAAGGGTGATGCTTATGCAAACCCGTTGTCAGACGATGACTGGCAGCGACTGGCTAAGGTGAAGGATCTGACGCCGGGCGAGATGACGGCAGAATCCTACGATGATAACTACCTGGATGATGAAGACGCGGACTGGACCTCGACCGGGCAGGGACAGAAATCTGCAGGTGATACCAGTTTTACGCTGGCCTGGAAACCGGGTGAGGAAGGTCAGAAAGGGCTTATCGCATGGTTTGAAAGCGGGGATGTCAGGGCCTATAAAATCCGGTTCCCGAATGGTACGGTGGATGTGTTCAGTGGCTGGGTCAGCAGTATCGGTAAGGCCGTGACGGCGAAGGAAGTGATCACCAGAACGGTGAAAGTTACCAATGTGGGACGCCCGTCGATGGCGGAAAATCTCACTAAAATTACGCCGGTTTCCGGTGTGACCATTAAACCGGAAACCCTGACCCTAGAAAAAGGGAAGGCAGGCACACTTACTGTGGCTGTGTTGCCGGATAATGCGTCTGATCCTTCATTAAGGGTGTCGACCGTGCATCGTGCGGTGGCCACAGCCACGTTGAAGGAGAACACAGTGACGGTAAACGCACTTGAGAAAGGAACAACGTCGGTCGTGGTCATGAGTGATAACGGTAATTTTGTCGCTCTGGCGACAGTAACCGTTAATGTCCCTGCCGCGTAACGGGTGTTTAGGAGAACACGCATGTTTCTTAAAACAGAACAATTTGAATATAACGGTGTGTCTGTCACGCTTTCGGAGCTGTCTGCGCTGCAGCGTATCGAGCATCTTGCCCTGCTGAAACGGCGGGCAGAAGAGGCTGAAGCCAGCGGCAACCTGCAGGTAAGCGTGGAAGATCTTGTCAGAACCGGCGCGTTTCTGGTGGCGATGTCCCTGTGGCATAACCATCCGGAGAAAGTGCAGCTGCTGTCAATGAATGAGGCCGTGATGCAGATCGAACAGGATGTGCTGACGACCTGGCCGGCTGATGCCATTGCCCGGGCGGAAGAGGTGGTGTTACGTCTGTCCGGGATGAGCGGGGCTGTTCATGCGAATACTGACAGCACCGAAGTGGCGAAAAATAACACGCTGACTGATGATGATTTTTCTGCGGGAAAGTCTTCGACGGCGAGCTGAACTTTGCCCTCAGACTGGCGCGTGAGATGGGAAGACCCGACTGGCGCGCCATGCTTGCCGGGATGACATCCACCGAATATGCCGACTGGCACCGTTTTTACCGCACGCATTATTTTCAGGATACCCAGCTGGATATGCATTTTTCCGGGCTGACGTACGCTGTACTCAGCCTGTTTTTTTGCGATCCGGATATGCATCCCTCTGATTTCAGTCTGCTTGTCCCCCGGCATGAGGAAGAGCAGGTGGAGAGGCCGGATGAGGACAAAATGCTGATGCAGAAAGCGGCAGGACTTGCCGGAGGCGTCCGGTTCGGTGGGGACGGAGGGCGCGATATTTTATCGTCTGCGGATGTGGCGGATGTCATGGTGGATGATGCCGCATTAATGATGGCTTCAGCGGGGATTCCGGGAGGTGTGAGATATGTCCCAGCCGGTTGGTGATCTTGTTATTGACCTGAGTCTGGATGCTGTCCGTTTCGATGAGCAGATGAGCCGGGTAAGGCGTCATTTTTCAGGTCTGGATACCGACGCCAGAAAAACCGCCGGTGCCGTTGAGCAGAGTCTGAACCGTCAGGCGCTGGCCGCACAAAAAGCCGGGATTTCCGTCGGGCAGTATAAAGCAGCCATGCGTACCCTGCCCGCACAGTTTACGGATATCGCCACGCAGCTTGCCGGTGGTCAGAATCCCTGGCTCATCCTGCTGCAACAGGGCGGTCAGGTGAAGGACTCCTTCGGCGGGATGATCCCCATGTTCAGGGGGTTTGCCGGTGCGATCACCCTGCCGATGGTCGGGGTCACCTCGCTGGCGGTGGCGACAGGTGCGCTGGCGTACGCCTGGTACCAGGGGGATTCCACGCTTTCAGAATTTAATAAAACGCTGGTCCTTTCCGGCAATCAGGCCGGACTGACTGCCGATCGTATGCTGACGCTCTCAAGAGCCGGGCAGGCAGCAGGGCTGACGTTTAACCAGGCGAGAGAGTCACTGGCAGCCCTGGTGAATGCCGGTGTGCGTGGTGGTGAACAGTTTGATGCCATTAACCAGAGTGTCGCGCGTTTTGCGTCTGCATCCGGTGTGGAGGTGGATAAAGTCGCTGAAGCCTTCGGGAAGCTGACCACTGACCCGACGTCGGGACTGATGGCGATGGCGCGCCAGTTCCGTAACGTGACGGCAGAGCAGATTGCGTATGTTGCTCAGTTGCAGCGTTCCGGCGATGAAGCCGGGGCATTGCAGGCGGCGAACGAGGCCGCAACGAAAGGGTTTGATGACCAGACCCGCCGCCTGAAAGAGAACATGGGCACGCTGGAGACCTGGGCAGACAGGACAGCGCGGGCGTTCAAATCCATGTGGGATGCGGTGCTGGATATTGGTCGTCCTGATACCGCGCAGGAGATGCTGATTAAGGCAGAGGCTGCGTTTAAGAAAGCAGACGACATCTGGAATCTGCGCAAGGATGATTATTTTGTTAACGATGAAGCGCGGGCGCGTTACTGGGATGATCGTGAAAAGGCCCGTCTTGCGCTTGAAGCCGCCCGAAAGAAGGCTGAGCAGCAGACTCAACAGGACAAAAATGCGCAGCGGCAGAGCGATACCGAAGCGTCACGGCTGAAATATACCGAAGAGGCGCAGAAGGCTTACGAACGGCTGCAGACGCCGCTGGAGAAATATACCGCCCGTCAGGAAGAACTGAACAAGGCACTGAAAGACGGGAAAATCCTGCAGGCGGATTACAACACGCTGATGGCGGCGGCGAAAAAGGATTATGAAGCGACGCTGAAAAAGCCGAAACAGTCCGGCGTGAAGGTGTCTGCGGGCGATCGTCAGGAAGACAGTGCTCATGCTGCCCTGCTGACGCTTCAGGCAGAACTCCGGACGCTGGAGAAGCATGCCGGAGCGAATGAAAAAATCAGCCAGCAGCGCCGGGATTTATGGAAAGCGGAAAATCAGTATGTGGTCCTGAAAGAGGCCGCCACGAAACGGCAGTTATCTGAGCAGGAAAAATCCCTGCTGGCCCATGAGAAAGAGACGCTGGAGTACAAACGCCAGCTGGCTGACCTGGGCGACAAGGTTGAACACCAGAAACGGCTGAATGAGCTGGCACAGCAGGCGGCGCGGTTTGAACAGCAGCAGAGCGCGAAGCAGGCCGCCATCAGCGCAAAAGCCCGCGGCCTCACCGACCGTCAGGCGCAGCGGGAGTCGGAAGAGCAGCGCCTTCGTGACGTGTACGGTGATAATCCGGATGCGCTGGCGAAGGCCACATCTGCACTGAAGAACACCTGGTCTGCGGAGGAGCAGCTTCGTGGAAGCTGGATGGCGGGTCTGAAGTCCGGCTGGGGCGAGTGGGCGGAAAGTGCGACGGACAGTTTTTCGCAGGTTAAAAGCGCGGCCACGCAGACCTTTGACGGTATTGCACAGAATATGGCAGCGATGCTGACCGGCAGCGAACAGAACTGGCGTGGTTTCACCCGTTCCGTGCTCTCCATGCTGACAGAGATTTTTCTGAAGCAGGCGATGGTGGGGATTGTCGGGCGTATCGGCAGCGCCATTGGTGGTGCTTTCGGTGGTGGCGCATCCGCTTCCACGGGGACGGCCATTCAGGCTGCGGCGGCGAACTTCCATTTCGCGACCGGGGGATTTACGGGAACCGGTGGCAAATATGAGCCAGCGGGGATTGTCCACCGCGGGGAGTTTGTCTTCACGAAGGAGGCAACCAGCCGGATTGGTGTCGGGAACCTGTACCGCCTGATGCGGGGCTATGCGGAAGGGGGGTATGTGGGTGCTGCCGGAAGTCCGGCGCAGATGCGGCGGGCCGAAGGCATTAATTTTAATCAGAACAATCACGTGGTGATTCAGAACGACGGCATCAACGGACAGGCCGGGCCGCAGCTGATGAAAGCGGTGTATGAGATGGCCCGTAAAGGTGCGCAGGATGAGCTCCGGCTGCAGTTGCGTGATGGCGGTCTGTTATCGGGGAGCGGGCGATGAAAACCTTTCGCTGGAAAGTGAAACCGGATATGGAGGTGAACTCGCAGCCATCGGTGCGTGAAGTGCGTTTTGGTGACGGGTACTCACAGCGTATGGCGGCAGGGCTGAATGCTGACCTGAAAACATACCGGGTGATGCTTTCCGTGACCCGGGAGGAGGCCCGTCATCTGGAAGCGTTCCTGGCAGAGCACGGTGGCTGGAAGGCATTTTTGTGGAAGCCACCCTATGCATACCGGCAGATAAAGGTGACCTGTGCCGGGTGGTCTGCGCGGGTCGGGATGTTGCGCGTTGAGTTCAGCGCGGAGTTTAAGCAGGTGGTGAACTGATGCAGGATATTCACGAAGAAAGTCTGAACGAGTCGGTTAAATCAGAGCAGTCACCGCGGGTGGTGCTCTGGGAAATCGACCTGACGGTACAGGGCGGTGAGCGGTATTTTTTCTGCAATGAGCTGAATGAAAAAGGGGAGCCGGTCACCTGGCAGGGGCGGCAATATCAGGCGTACCCGATTGAGGGCAGCGGCTTTGAGATGAACGGAAAGGGCAGCAGTGCCCGCCCGTCGCTGACGGTGTCCAATCTGTTTGGTCTTGTCACCGGAATGGCGGAGGATTTGCAGAGCCTGGTGGGGGCCACGGTGGTCCGCCGCCGGGTGTATGCCCGTTTTCTGGATGCGGTGAATTTCGTTGCGGGCAATCCG